GCTATGATTGTAAACAATGGTGTGATAGAACAAATGTTTGTAGAACCAAATAAAACAGATGACACACCTGAGGATCCTTATGGCGAGTCTTCACCTGAGAATGTGTTGAAGTATCTACAATCTTTAAACCAAGGCAACGATATTTAAGTGAATGGATTTGATGTATATAAAATCTATCTTGCTGTCAAACTTCACTTCACAAGTAAAAACCAGAGTTATGACTATTTCAGACACGCTGGCAAGACAACAGCAAGGCTGGCCACATTTACTAAAAGACGGGATAAATATTTTTTTCACAAGTTGTCTAGAACTTATAGCGATACTGATATCGTTAATTATTTTATTAGTAATTTTACTGCCAATACTAATCTGTGGGTTGGGGATATCATTGGTAAAACAGGTGACGAAAATTACAAATCGTGGTCGAGAAGGATAGAGTCACTTCATTATTATTATGAACAAGATATTGAATATATGTTAAGTATGATTACAGAGAAATTAAGTTTTGATGACATCTTTACCTCTAAGCAAGGTCAACATCCACCTATAATTAAATACTTTCTATCTAAGAAGATAAACTTTGAGACGCTAATTATATTAGATGATATATTAAAGTTTTCAAAAAGATTAAATAAAAGTATAAAAGAAACTGTGATATGGCCTAAGATGTACGATAGAATGATAAGATACAAACCTTTTCTAAAATACAACACAACAAAATATAAGATGACATTAAAAAAGAAAGTTAAGGAAATATAATGCAAGATATTCAAATGAAAGCGTTGACACTAGGTACAATCATATGTAGATTTACTGTGCCTCAGAATGTGATTGACGATATTAATACTAATTATGAAAAAGCAAAAGATTTACCAGCACATAATAATAATCTTGCAGGTAAGATCGCAGATGAATTTAAATGTACAGATATATTGTCTGATATGACAAAAGACCTTTTTAAAACTTGTTTTAGACAATATCTAATCACGATACAAAAACCTATGTGGCATATTTCTTTAGAGACTGCTTGGATAAATGACATGAAAGCAAACGAATATAATCCTTTTCATTATCACACAAGTCCTGAAACTGATCTAGGTCTATCGTCTGTATTAGTTTTAAAAAGACCAGAGACATATGGTAAAGAATATTCAAGAGAGGATACACCTGCTAATGGTCATTTAGAATTTACTGGTGGTAATCAAGACCCATTAGGAATATCACAATTAAGAGTTGACGCTAAGGTGGGAGACTTATATATATTTCCATATACATTATTACATGGTGTTTATCCTTTCAATGGCACAGATGAGATAAGAAGAACAATGTCATTTAATTGTAATCTATATAAACCTGCTGTGATACAACAAGTAATGAATCAAAAAATAAAGGAGGCTGATAAAAATGCCTAAGATGAGAATATTTAAGTTTTGGAATGAAGCAGGAGAAGAAAAAGAAAAAGAAGCAATGAGTCTAAAGAAAGCGACCATGTCTGTTCAAGGTGATTTCAAAGACAAAGTTATTGGTGTTGAGTACACTAGCAAAAAAGGTAAACTTATTGAGACATCTATTGAGATACCTGTGGGTAGAAAGATAAGACAAGCGATGGTGTTAGAACAAAAAAGATTAGCAGCGAAAGCAGCTAGAGAAGCAAGAGGCAGATGAGAATATTAATAATACTTTTATTACTAACAGGATGTTCTGCTTATAAAGATGGATCATCAATAAGAGCATGGGATCCTACAAGCACAGTTATATCACAATTTTTCAAAGCATTAGCAACAGGTGATACTAGCAAAATTAAAGTAAGTAAAAAAGATGATGAAAAAGAATGGGAGAAAATAGATGAGTGAACCGATTGATAGAGATACACATGACCATGATATGACTTATGAGAATGAGCAATCAATGGTTACCATACCATTAAAAGAATATGACAAGTTAAAAGAGCAAGGAAAATACATTACCGATCCTAGTCTGATATCGGTCATAGATAAGATAGAGGAACTGACAAGGGCATTAAGAAAGCACATAATCAGGAAATATTAATGAGTACAGATGATAGAGGACCGTTAGATTTAACAAGACAATTAGAAGAAAAAGACAAAGAGATTGCCGATTTAAAAAAAGATAATAAACTATTGGCAGATGAGGTCTATAAATTAAAAAAAGAAAATGCCGATTTTAGATTGCTTGACAAGAGCAGATAATTTTGATATAATAGAACTATGAAAAATATAATGATAGCATTTTTAGTGTTATGCTTTACCGCTTCTGTGGGAAACACTACTGAGAATAACATTGTTAATGAGACGGTTAATAAGATTACAAATCACATTAATAATGAAAAAGTAAAAATCGTTGAGTATCAAACTAAGGTTTGGGCAGATCAGAAAGTTAAGAATGCTGAAATGTGGTCTAAACTAAAATCTTTATTTGTTAAGAATTAGTCTTATAAATAATACTATACGAAATATACGGATACAACAATATACAATAACATACAAGGAAACATACATATGAATACAAGTATAGCGGCCTTAAAAAGGTCAAAGTCAAATCTAGATAATCTAGTCAGCGAACTAAACAAAGTTGCTGAACCTCAAAAACAAAAACAATCATACTCAGACGACAGATTCTGGAAACCTGAATTAGATAAATCAGGCAATGGTTATGCTGTCTTTAGATTTTTACCTGCTGTAAAGGGTGAAGATTTACCTTGGGCAAGACTATGGTCTCATGCCTTTCAAGGACCTGGTGGTTGGTACATTGAGAATAGTTTAACTACTCTTAATAAAAAAGATCCAGTAAGTGAATCAAACAGTTTACTTTGGAACTCTGGTGTTGAAGCAGACAAAGAGATTGCAAGAAAGAGAAAAAGAAAATTATCTTATATTGCAAATGTTCTTATTGTAAATGACGCAAAACATCCTGAGAACGAGGGTCAAGTTAAATTGTTTAAGTTTGGTAAGAAAATCTTTGATAAGATTACCGAAGCAATGAAACCTGAATTTGAAGATGAGAAACCTATCAACCCATTTGATTTCTGGGAAGGTGCTAACTTCAAATTAAAAATCAGAAAAGTTGACGGTTATTGGAATTATGACAAATCAGAATTTGATAGTCCATCTGCTATAAAAGATAATGATGACGCTATCGAACAAATTTGGGAAAAACAATATGCCCTAAAACCTTTTCTTGCACCAGAAAACTTTAAATCTTATGATGAGTTAAAAGCGAAATTAGATAAAGTTTTAACAGGTTCAAGAAACACTGGCACAGCCGAAGATGTTGCGATCCCACCTGTGACAAACGTGGCACCAGTGAAAACAGAAACAGTTGATAATACTTCCATGTCTGCTGATATTGATGACGATGGTGATGAAACACTATCTTATTTCAGTAAATTAG